CCGATGATTCCCTCTAACTGATCTAGACCCGTTGTCTTAAATGGATTTGGAAAACCTGCCATTAGAATATCCCCAATTGACTCAATAGATTATATATTCCCTTCGACAACAGCCCCCCACCGCGGTTCCCATCCGTTGGGTATCCAAAAGCTCCCGTAGCGAGACCGCTCCAAATATCCTGACCAAATGAACTCTGGGCTAAATCTCCTTGAGCTACGCGACTTGCGTCCGTGCCCAAATTCAAGAGAGAGTTAAGAAGTTGGATTTTACGTTGATTAATTTGTTGCTGTGCCTGTGCAACCGCCCCCGCTGCGCCTTTTGCATACGCGGCGCCCAAATTGGTGTAGAGTTCAGGCACAGCACCAGTATTCATCAACCCCCTTCTCGCGATATCTGCAATCCCCTGTGATTCGTCACTTGTGTATTGATCAGAGAGTTGATCAAAACCCGCCGTCGCCGCGCCTGGAAAAGGAGTCGACAATAAGCGGTCTAGAACTCCCTGTGCTTGTGGAATGTAATTCGACCCTGGCACAACTCACCTCGCTGCAAACTTAGACGTATAACGTAAAATACCCCGACTCAAAAGTGCGGGCACGGTTGTCGGATTTGAATCGTGGACAAATCTCACAACCATCGTGAGTCCTGATTGCCCACACGGGGTACGAAAGTTCAGAGGAATCAATGGAGTAAAGGGCTCGTCGTCAACTGAATAACTTACCTTCCATCCAGACATGTCTTGTCCAATCATCGAGACCGATTGAAAAACCTTCCAAACATCAATGTCTTCAAGAGGGAGTTCTTGAGTCTCTAAGGTCGCCACCAAGGATCCCACTAGGGGAGAGTTCTTTGAATAGACACGATAAATTTGTCGATCAGCCCCAGAGAATAATACATCTTTCGACCCATCACTAAACTCCAATTCCCTCAACGTTACGACCTCGGTCGAAAGACCATTAATTGTCGTAAACGGACTTTCAGGACTTCGACTTAGATCGACCAAGATAATTTGATCGTTGTAAGTGAGTCCATTAATCTGAACCCCGAACATCAATATCCCCCGTGTGGAATCGATCTCCATGTCAATAATGTTCAAGAGAGCAGATTTTTTAATTGAGTCAGTAAGTGGTTTGATCTTATCTCCAAGAAACGGCGGACCCGCGTTTGCGAACGCAAGTCTCGCAAGACTCTGAGCCGTCAACAAATACACCTGATCCCCATCATGAACCGACGCCCGACGCCCCAAACACCCCCTTCGCATATCAATCGGCACTTCGACGAAGCTCGAAAAGTCTGTCCCCGTAATTTGCCTTGCTGTATTCTTACCGAAGACAATCATTCGATCGCTCAACGACTCAATCGAAGTCACCGTGTCGAGAATGTCATTTGAGAAATCAAAGAAGTTGTTGACTCCAAAGGACTGAAAATCCCCAATTTGAGAGAACCACAAACGTCGACCACTAGAATCGAGAAGCCAAAGACGACCTTGATAGACCGCTCCCCAAATCGCGTCTGGTGGAGGATCGTGAGATCCAATTTCTGGAGCTCCACCAGGAGGATTGACCAATTCTTGGTCCTGAGTCGGGGCTAGAGCACTTGCGTCGACGCCGTCATAGACCGTTGTGGTACCCCCCTGAATAAGGACCGAATTGTTTCCATCAGATAGATTGACACCACCAGCATCATAGACTTTAGGGAGGAGATAAAATGTAGCTCCACCATCGCGGGTTCGATAGATACGAATGCGAGTGTATCCAGACCCGATTGCCGGTGCCGGAGTCGGAATGTCTATCTTTACCTGAGTGATATAAGGTTTGTCCGGAGGAGGTTGATTACTTGTTGGAGAGACAATAGCCGTTTTATCAACAGGACTTGGTGAACTTTCGTGCAGAGTATTGGGATTGAAGTATGTCCATAAATATTGAATCCCCACCTGCATTAAATACGCATGGGCATTAGTCGCCGAAGCCGTGACTGTTACAACAGCAGACTCATCAGCGGGACTTACGCCTATTGGAGAGACCCCACCTACCGACTCCCACTTAACTGGCGGCCCGCCATTCGTCGTACAGATTAGATAAAAGACCTTGTCTGACCCTCCGGCAGTTCCTGTCATCAAGGCAACAAATGGATTCGATATTGAACCAAGAGTTGCAAGATCGGCCTTTGTAGAGAGGTTATAAAGATGACCGTTCGATCCGATACCTAAGAGAAGAAGTGATGATGTCGAGTCCCGAAGATACGAAAGCATCTCCACAATGACCGATGGCATCGCGGTCTGAAAAATTTCAGGACCAACAATCTTTCTTACCGAACCTGGGACAAATAGGTCACAATTCTCGATTCTTCGCCATGTATTTGGAGGACGAGACAAGACATCAGGCTGAAGGTCAAGACCAAGAAACTCATCCCAAGTTACTTTCAGGACGTCGGTCTTAGTATCTCTTGCTAGTTTTGTGGCCATTTCATTATGCAATCTGCATATCTTCTCATACCCTAACGGCCAGCAAAAGTATTCTTCACCAACCCAGGACCTTTCATGATCATTGTTGGTGGTTTATATTCATTACGAACCAAGATTTCGAGTTGTTGATTCCAATACGCCAACTCTTTCTCGATTCCCGACGTGTCGACGACTTCATCCTGAGTGCGAATACAACTCAGAGTTGTATCCCACACTACACATTCTTGAGAAAATCGGGCGTAGGGGAAGTCAAGGACATCAGAATCTTCGGTTAAATAAGTATTGGTCCGTACATACCGAAGCCAAATCCCCTGTTCGTTGACGTTCTTGGAAAAATTCCCTGGATTTTGGTTTAACACAATGGTGTTGCCAACAATTCGCCAACTCGGTCGGCCTACCTGACCCCCGAAATCATCGGGGTTTTGAATCTCGTCCTGATAGGACATTAAATTATAGTCCCCAGGGTCAAAATCCTGTCCCGACAGTGTTGGATCTCTCCACCAAAGACCCCGAATTTCACACATATCCGCCGGAATGCCGTACTGAAATTGATCCGGAATGGCGTCGTAGAACACTTCTTGCGAAAAGACTCGTTCATTCTCTGCGGTGATCAAGAGGGCAGTCTTAGTCGCCGAGGCGTTTAGACGAAGATTAAGGGTCTGTTGACTGAACTGTACATTCAGACCCAGTTGTGGAGTTCCACTCTCAATACCCGTTGTGGAGTCCACAGACTGGGCCCGAAATGTCGTCAAGTTTCGTAGGACATACTCCCGCATCTCGGCGAGGGAATATCGCCCAAATTTATCAGGCATTTTTCTTCCCTACCCCCGCAGGTGTAGTAGAGACTCCTACATAAGTTGCCACCCCAATGGCGATGTGTAACCACCACTTCTGATCATCCGTGAGACGTGAAATGAAGATAGGGTCGGTAGAGAAGAAGACCAAAATCCCCAACCCGAGGCCAATGAGATGTGACATCTTATTTTGTAATAAGACAGAATTCATCGGCTTGTCTCCAAGAAAGCATTTACCAACCCCGCCTCAAGTGGGTCTGTTGAAATACGGAGATAATCAATAGGTTCATCCACAACGACCGACCCACCTCCGGCATTCACAGTACCGAGTGCACTGGAACAACTCCCATCAGACTCCGGAGCCTTCTCCACTGTCACGGTCTGTAAATTATCGCAAACCGTAACTCTCATGGGCATAATCTTTGACCCAACCGACCTAACATCCAGCCAGGGGCTTGCGCCCCCAGCCGTGATGCTAGTAGCAATTTTCATTGCCATTTTTCTACTCCTTGATCAATCAAGTCCACTACCGTCAACAACACCGACAGTGTCGAAATTCCCTGGGAAGGTGAAGCCGGTGCCGACAATTTTGACCTGAGTATTGGCGACGATCGCATCACAACAGAAAAAATTCCCCTCAATCGTCCCCGTTTGGTCCGCAGCTGCTCCACCATTTGTCGTGGTGAAGTCAATATAACAAGCCTTGTTCTTGTCGGCGAATGTGTTGCGTGGCCCGATATATCCATTCTTGATAGAATAGACTCCACCACCTTGGTCTTTCGTCACGATGTCGATTCCTGCGTTTCCTTGAAAGATACTGTCTCTAACTTGGAAATCTGTAACACCAACTCCGACTGCAGGCGCGGCTCCGGTATCGAGGATAATGCCGAACCCCCCGCTGCCTCTCAGAAGGCACTCACGGAGATAACCTTCAGAGGCCGTAAAGGAGTCGTCAGTGTCTGATGGTAGGGCATGAAATAGCCCATCCGCGACACCATTTCCGTCACCATCTAAGACACAATCATCATACCCATACCCATTGCCTCTCTGGATGACTACATCATCGTCTTTAGAGGCAAAACGCATATGAATCGCCTTAAATCCTTGAGCGTTGACCACCAATGCGGGCCCAGTTAGAGGGACAATATCGGGTCTTTCATACCCCCCAGGGAACTGCCCTATTAGGGTCACGCCATCGGAATTGACGGTGATGGTCTCAACATACGACCCAGGAGTCCCAAAGACTGTATCTCCATGACCTCCACCACGGGCATCGATCTTCGCCATCGCCTGTGACCAAGTTCGAAGGGCTGTTGATGGAGTCAAGCCGTCATTTCCATCATTTCCGTTAGTCCCGTCGACATACCAAAAATGTCCCATCTTATCAGGGACTGAATTAAAAATCCCTGGTGAGACAACTGCAAGTTGTGTGTTTGGTCCAAGATCAGGCATTTTTCATCACCTCCATTAGACCGGATTCGTACCGAGCCAGCCAAGCCAGCCTGACCAACCCTGAGAATAGGCAAAAGCTGCTTGGACCCAATTGGTTTCAGTATCTTCGTCTGTATAGGTTGAGATTGACAACGTCCGACGCCAGAACATTTTGATTCGATTGTACTGCTGGGTTGGACCCACGAACCAATTGTTTATGTCGGTGAGATAGTCATAGGGGACAATCTCAAGAGCCCCTTTGACGACGTTGACCGCGCGATTCGCGGTGTCGGGCCGGTCGGACGACTTGACTATCTCCTGAGCATTATACCATTCCTCAGGAGGAACGACAAGCATGGCAGGGTCAACCTGAATCCGCCTTACCCCCGTTTCATCAAAGAACCTTCGATACTGCGTCAGAGCCTGTCTCAGAGAGAGGACAGACAAAGTCGCCGGCGTCGGCGTCAACCCACCAAGAAGATTGCTCTGAACACCCGACCCTCGATAATTGGGGTGTGCGGCAGAAAAGAGCGGGACTCCGTCATAACCGTTCACGGTGAAGCCGTTGTTCCAAATGTCCGCGAACAAGACCTCGACAGTTTGACGTGCCGAAAAGCCCAGATCCTTTGCACGATCACTTGCGAGATTGACCAACATATCCCGAATGGCCTGTTCGCTAAAACCAATCCTCAACTTGAAGTCGTTGACGGTATAACGAATCGACAGACCAGGAGTGAATTGATCACTCGACGCAGGGAGACCTTCTGGAGTTTGAACAAATAGTCCGACTCCCGAAGCAGTGAAGTCTTCCTCAAAAGCCTTCGACGAAGTCCCCACCTTTCCCACTTTGGAAAACTGTTGCATCTTCTCATTGAAGGAATTCATGATCACAGATTTAATTCCTGGAAAGAGAAGTCTCTGGAATTGTGCACGACTATTCATGATTTATTCACCTCCCCCCTACACCACTTGGGCCAGCCGGACCACGACCTTGGCGAAAGCGCCATAGGCATTGTCCGCTGGACTGTTCTTGATGTCAATGGCCCTGAACTGAGTTCCCGCTCCACCAGAGACATTAAGAGACTGTCGGCTCTGGCGAAATAGGGTTGACGGGGCCACAGTATCGAGGAGATTAAACAACCCCAACTGATTTGATTCTGCAAAGGTGTCAGCTTGGACAACGAAGTCGACATTTTCGTCCTCGATGCCAAGAATTGCACCGCTCATAGCCGCAGTCAGTTGGTCCACCGATACAGGACCATTTGCATTCATGATCGTCGGGTCGGCTTCAAGTTCGATTGCCTCGACAATTCCTTGCACCCGATCCGCCGGCCCCGCATGTTTTGCGTGACCATTGGCATCAACCGTATAGGCATCTCCGACCGACAAGATAGCCGTTGATGCACTTGCGGTTGCGGCACGATTTGCATCCACTACCCGACGTTTCCTCTTTGGGCTCTTAATCCCTTCAAGACCAATAGGAATAAATCCATTGGGTGAATTCACATTCGCGTAAGGCATTTTACCCTACTCCTTCTTCTTAAGAGAGGACTCTTCCTCTCCATCAGTTGAATACTCCTTGAAATGCGACGGTGTCACAATGGGTTGCCCCATAACCGCCTGACTATTCTTGGAGCGATATTCGACTTCCGATTTCTCCACGGGTCTTCCCAAGTGCCGTGGGATCGTAATGTCGACTTTAGCCGCGTCGGCTCTTAGTTTCTTTGCCTTAAGAGCCCTCTTGGCCAGCACTTCTGGGCACATGACTAAATTCAAATTGCCCACTTTGTGGTGAGACACAGGACTTACGCCGATAGCAGCGTTCGCACTGGTCTGCGTGACCCCAGGGGGAGGGAGACCCACTGAAGTCGGATCCACAAGTTTGAAGCCGCCGGACAAATACTCATTCAACTGGTCATCCCTTACGTATTGGTAGTAAAAACCAGGTTCTGGCTCAGGGATTCCCAATATATTGCGAAATGCAAACTCATCAGCACTCACATTGTCGTCATCAGCGGGGACTGACCAAACTCGGCCGGCCTTATCCCTGATTTCGACCATCTTTACGCCACCTACCTCGACACTTTTCACATCGAGGTTTCCATCATTATCGAGGGTTGTGTTCATTGTTCACCTATTCATTATTCCCGAAATCACCCTCCATAAATTGACCAGTTGCGGGTCGGGGGGTGTTAGCGTTCGTGTATCGAGTAGTGGACCAGTAGGATCCTCTTGGAGACCACGGAGGTGAAGCATTAAGCGTTCGTCACCAAGACCTTTGAAGCGCGATTCTCCATGAGCTGTTGGGTCTTTGACCCTGTCGGGAAGGCGACCAACTAAGAATGCAGCTCTTGCGTCCCAGGTTGGGTCATTGACTTCATCCAACAACCCTTTTGCTCTTGCTTCTTGTTGAAATCGCATCTCTTGACTTGGATCAAGTGCTGTCCGTCTCGCAAAGCCAGCACGAATTCGATCCTCCGCGCCAGGACCCATGTCCTGTATCTGACGAAGCAATTCCTCTACCGTCGCCACGAGGGGTTAACCAAAGTTCGGATTCTCGGTCTTCTCCGCAATGAAATTCTTAACCCACTCCTTCTCCGACACTCCCATTTTCTTCGCAGCAGCCCGTGCCGCCGCCTTCTCACTCGGTTTCAAGTATCTATCAGGGATGTCAGCAATAGACCTCACATTCGCGAAAGAGTTAGTATTGGCCTCGATACCAGCATCAGACTCTCTCGCCGCCCGTACCTCGCGTACTCCATTCTTCGACCGACCCGCAGCATTTTTTGCCTTCTGTTTCTCTATGATAGTCCGCGCAGTCGCGGCGGCGGTGTAAAGAGAGTCTTTGACGTAATGTCCGGCTGCTTGATTGATGTTCTTGAATATCCGCTCCATTAGAGGAACAAAGACCGTACGGTCTTCCAGTTCCTCACTAAAGTCCGCAAGAACCGCGGTGCGGTCCGCGTCTTTGGCCGCGGCAACGGCAGCACTATCTCGCACCATCGTACTTGTGCGAGACTCAGCATCCTTGAACTTCCTATCTGCAATTTTCTCGGCGAGATCAACAACTGCCTTCGCCGCGACCTTTGGGTCTTGATGTGTGAGCTGTTTCGCAAGGTCCTCTATGTCGTAAAGAGGTTCGTCTTTTGCCGACGTCTTAGGCTCATTGCGCTTCGACAACTCCTGACGATAAAAGAGAATCTCAGCGTCTTTCTCAGCGAGTTTAGACTCTAGAGCCTCCAGTCGAGCACTGAGACTCTCATCGTCATCTCCGTCCCCGTCCTCGCTGTCATCGTCATCGTCATCGTCTTTATCTTTCTCTCCCTCTTTGTCACCTTTGTCGTCATCGTCATCAGACTCATCTGAATCGTCATCCTCTGGAAGTTCACTTCCTTCCTTGATGAGTTTGTTCAGTCCATCGGAATCGTCATCATCATCGGAGTCGTCTTCCTTCTCAACACCCCCCGAAATAGGATGACTCAACAACCACCGCCACTTTTGATCACTAAAGAGTTCTCTGAAAGTCATTGGTCTGTCTCCCTTAACGCAGCACTTAGTGCCGGAATATTTTTATACTCAGCGATCATTCGCACAGCTTCAGCCCTTCCCCGCGCCCGTGCGACCTCCTCTAGAGTCTTTGCATTCAACGCCTCTTCACACGAATCTTGATACATCCTCTGCATAAATACAAGAATGTGTCTCCAGACTGGATTATTGTCAAAAAGCTCGATTGCGTCTTTGAGTTCTGACTTCTCTACCTTGTTCATCGATCTTCTCGATATGCAATTTTCATATCCTAAGCAGCTTCAGGCTCTGCACCACTAACACCTTCCTCTGCCGTTCCAGGTTTGGCTTGATCACCAACCTGTTGTCCCCCCGCCATTCCAGGCCGGATACCCATCGACGCCATATTCTTCGCCATTGCTACTGCCTGTAAAGATTCTTGCTGTCTTAGATAAACAGCAATCTGCTGGAGACGTTGGGTCTCTTGAATGTGTTTTAACACTCGTTGAGCCACCAAGGGAGTAATCATTGATCGAGTCTCTTCGTCAATGAGAAATTTTTGGTGGGCCATTAGATGTTCGTTGAAATTTTCATCTAAATGTGGTTGAACATCCTGGCCAGCCACCATCATTTTGTTCTCAATATTCGGATTAGGACTCGTCTCTGGATAATCAGGTTTAAAAAGTTTCACCCCTTTATAATTCATGGCCTTCGCCACATGGGTGATGGCCTCATAAATAGTTCGAGGTTTGACAATCCCCACCTGAATCATAATCTGATTCATTAACAACGAAAGCATATTAACTGCCACATCTCGTTGAAGTTGGGGATTTATCTGGTCTAAATTACCCGTAAGACGGAGTAGAAGTTTCCCCTGAAGGCGGTCGGTCTTGAATCTCTTAACAACTCTAAGCCCATCTTCTCCACCCACCTGAAATATACGTTCGGGAGGAGCAAATTGTTGGTACAAACCTACAATTTTATAGAGCAATTCACGAAGTGAGCGAAGATAGCCGTTGATGATTTGTTCAGAACGAAGGTCTACAGCATTAGCTGTTCCCATGTACTCAGAAGCGCTCTGTCTTTTTGAGATGAATGATCCTAGTTGTGAATCACCAAGACCAGATAATTCATTTCCGTATTTGCGAACGAGGGCCTCGTCGTTGAAATTCCACGTGGGATTGCCATTCGGGCGAGGAAAGTTTACCGACGCCGGATCGGGAGTTGGGTATAATTTACCTGGAATTATGTCTAAAACATCCCGACTCATACCTGCAAGGGGTTTGTAGAACCCAAAAGGCATGACCAACAACGTTGCAGCATCGATACGGAGGTTATGGATTCCACTAAGTTCGGCCTGGACATGACGAAGCCACTCGACTATACCAATAGGCAGAAAACGATTCATTCTCTCGATGAAGCCAAATTTGACCGGACTCCGTTTTCCGTCTTTATTGAGTTCCTCGAGACGACAAATGCGAATGAGTTCCTTAGCCATTGGGACAATCCAGGCTGCTACCTGAACCGCCGGTTCTAAGACTCGTGCCGCACTCTCCTCACCCTGACTGTCAATATTGGTATTTTCCGGATGAATCCACCCTTCCCAACGGTAGATTTCGATAAAACGACGTTCATAAGTCACTGCCTGAGAATCGGTCGAGTCTGTACCTTCTTCAACATCTTGGAGTTGGGTATATTCAATGGGGACAATCTGTGGAGTCTTATTACGTCCCGTTGCGAGAATGCGGCCATTTCGTTCATCCCCAAGGTCCATCCAACGGCCAGACTGAAGACCTTCTCGATATGACTCAGCGTCCTCCCAGATTCGGAAACCCACAAATGGGAGACGTTCGAGATCTGGATGGGTGTTGATGAAACACATATCTTCTGTATTATGTATCTCAATTTTGACACCCTCAAAGATCGTCTCCACCTTATCGACCTTCACTGAAAGTCGATTATTACGAATAGCAAAGGCAATCTTTGCCCGATCGGGTTTGTCTTCATTTGGGTCTTTGACAGATAGATTATAAATCCCAGGACTCGGTTGTGATGTGACCTCGACCTCCTTACCGTCAAAGATGAGATCGATCACAGTCTGGATTTGGTCAAGGATTGGCTTTGAGGGATCGTAGGTAAAGTCATGGAATTCCAACAACTGACGTCTCTCTTTTTTCCAATACGGTACAGGGAGAGAGATCCCTGCTATTAGGGTCTGTTGAACAATACGTTCGATTGCATGACGAAAATCAACGACCTCATCAAGCTCCCACTGAAACCACTGATTTGCCTCGTCAAGAGCCTCTTGATCAAGACTCTCATCAAGGGCTTCAAAGGTCGTGACTTTATCCCCACCAATAAGCGCCTTTACAATACGGGCGGCGTGTTGTTGGGTTTGGCTTGACGTAAATGGGACTTGAATATTGGCAGCATCTTCGTAGGGAAATTTCTTCGGCTCGACGATCATTTCCCAATTTTTGACCAACTCTACCTGATTGTCATACCAACCCGACAGAGCACTTACTCCGTCATTGAAGTCACGAACTATTCTCTCGACTAAGTCTTCGACATTCTCTGGCGACAGATCGACGGTCTTCCACGGTTGCCGGCCTCTAGAAATGAGACTCGCAAGAAGAGCGTCGTCATTCAAAAGGGGTTCTGGAGTCTGGTTTTCCTCGACCGGCATTATAGTCCTGCCCGAATACCCATTCTATAGGTCTGTGTCAGATCGACCATCGTTCTTACCTTTGGTGCATAACGTAGAGAGTCGTAGTCGAGATCTGCCATACAGAAATAACGAATGATATCGGCGAAGTCTTTGTTAAGATCCTTGGGTTTCTCCTTCACCGATTTCTCACTATAACCCCGTGACCTTGCCCAATTGTCCCAAGCATAACGAAGAAGTGAATAAACCGGCCCGCCCTTTCCGCGACAATTTTCGGTGAATCGGAGTCGCGGCTTAGGTTTGGCTTGGAGGTATGTATGAACCATTGTGTGACCGATTTTCAAATCGTCATTTCCAAGTAGGACTTGAAAACCCCACTCTTCATAGACCTGTTCCCAAGACTGTTCATTAATCTGCTTAGCCCGTCCTCGATTTGGGTCCATGACCACGAGACGAGAAGGAGCCCAATGTCTGGACTCTATAGCTTCAAGTTCAGCCTTTATGGTGTTGAGGTCGCCCTTCAAGAGGGCCCAGTCGAAAATTATCAACTCATTATCGGGCGTGATCGTGGTCCAGAGATGATAACAGGGTTTACGTTCGTGTGGGTCGAGACCCATGACAATGGGCCATTCTGAGTTGAATTCCTGTTCGGGGATAATGAATGGAGGTTGATCTTGGAATTCTTTATAAATGACCCCAACCAAGGAGATGGGCTTTCCACTAACGCGAACGTCGCGTTCTTCGTCATTTAGTGTGGAGATGAGATCATCCCGTGCCGCGGTTGAGATCCAAGAGTTATCGAATATGGTCCCCTGAAATATCCTGACAAAAGGTTTGTCGGCCTCATCAAACAACCACGTCTCTTTTAATAGAGTCGCAGTGATCATGAGAAGACCATCAAGTGTGACAAGTCCTCGAAAGATCGCCGTGTAAATAGATCGTGGGGGAGGTTCGTCACACCATACAATATGCCAATCCTTCCCCTCACTCTTGTCCGATCCCTGATCGTAGGTGCGAAAGAAGAGAATTGAGCCATTGGTGTGTTCAATACGAACTACATGCCCGGCTGGGTTTCTCACTATGTTCTTGATGTATTTCTTCGGACACCACGATAAATAAGCAGGAAGGGTGACTTCGGTGTGAGAGTCAAAGTCCTCGGCGAAGACACAACCATATCTAGGAGTGGGGAATGAAATTGGCTTTCTCCAATCATGACCCCACAGCATAGTGCCAGTCATGGCCTCAGCCATTCGTATGGCACCTGCCGTAGTCTTTCCTGATTTATTCCCTGCCAGGAACATCAAGACACGAATAGTGGGGTCGTCGAGGGTCATGAAGTCCCACTGCCCACCAGGATTTGGTTTATAGAAGCGAACGGGGTCGGCCTTGATTAGGCGACGATACTCGGTGATCTTTTTGTGAAGGGCAATGAGTTGGGCTTGGTCTAGTCTCTGTATCTCAACTTCCGATGGAAGGAGACGAGAAATAGTCGCCTCGACATAATTGGCGGGGATTTTTGAGACAAAAGCCCTGTTTGAAGTCGTACCCATTTTCTACTTAGTCATCGAGACTTTAGCATGGGCTCCCTCGACGAGCTTATTGGCGGTGCCGCGATTGACATGTTGAGCGCTCATGACCTGATTACTCGCGTGGAGTAGTTGAGCAACCCAAGGCTCGGCCTTCAAGAGGCCGTCGATGTCTCCGTAGAGAGTCTTGACGAAATCGACGGCTCCAGGTAGATTATCTGCGACCGATTTGACTATATACTCAGCTTCCTGCATAGCGTCTTCCAACTTGACGGCCGCAGATTGACCAAAAAGTTCTTGGAAGACTGAAGCGATGTAAGTGCCAAGGTCAGAAAGAAGTCTCTCGATCAGGGGGGCGGCCGTCTCGGCTACTCCCAGAATGTTTAGAATCGTTAATATCCATCCAGGCATTGTCTTGTCTCCTTTAGTTTAAGAGTGAACCATCAGGACCCTTTTCGGGCACTGCTTGATCTTTGAGTTTGAGCAACTCCTGACGGAGTTGATCGGCAGTCTTGTCTTTGTACTTTTCTTCGAGCGGGTCAGGGCGTTCAATCGAGACCCTATGTATAGGAACATGGCCAGCAATGTTTAGGAGATCGGTGCAGTTTTTTGTCCGAATCCTTTCGTCATTGGAGTGAAGGGCAAGTTGGATTTTTTCTCTAATGACTTCAGGCGCAACCGCCTGTGCCTCGTTCATTACTTCGAGCATTGAGTCAAAGGTCTTTGACTCAAGTTGCGAGAGAATCTCCTTCCCCCGATCGCTGTTTATGACATTAGAGACGAGACCCGCACTACAACCCACACGAGCCGCGATGTCGACCTGAGTCTCTCCCATCCAGTAGAGACGAAGAATTCGGAGGTAAATGGGTTTCCATACGAGTGGGTTCCAAGAATTGGAGCCTGATCCCGATCCGAACATGGACATAGACTTCTCCCTATGAGATGATTATAGCAAGCAGCGCGGGGCGCGGAGAAGGGGCGCGGAGTTGCTCCCTTAAGCAAATCTCGGCGAGGATAGCAATCCCCACCCCTTACCCTCTCACACCCCCCTTCTAACAAACCCCACCTCATTATGCAATTTGCATATCGAATTCATCTGAGTCATAGATATGAGACCGAATGAGTAGTCTAGAAAATTTGGGCGGAGGGGACAGTGAGTGTTCACAGCAAGAGTCATGCCAGGGGGTTGGGACCCACCTCCCCCCATTAGACCTTCTAATGAGGTTTTGCATTAGAAAAAATAATTGCCATTTGGAAATAGTTTCCAACTGGAAATAGTTTCCATCTGGAAACATTTTCCGAAATCGGGGCCGCGAAATCGGGGATTAGGGTAACTAATCCTCGCAACATTTCAGATTAGAATTTCAGGACCAATTCTCTATTGCAATCCGGCTCCCTAGTGCCTATATTGCTCAATAGAAAGATTGTGCATTTGGGTAGCGCGCTGGAGAAATGGCGCGCCACAAGGCCTGAAAGAGCGGGCCGGATGAGCGGATTAAAACACGCCATACCTTATCCCAACGATTTTTCCTGATGCCTCGAATCGATCTAAGATGGTGTTTCACGCCATGATCGCGCAATTCGGCGCAAGATCGGAGCATCGGAAACATGCGGAGAGTTTCTATCTAGGGAAGCCGTTCCCACCACTTCTCTACCCAAGGCAAGAGGCAAAAGGCAAAGAAAAAAAGAGAAAGCGAACAATGAAACGACATCGACCCGCGAAACGATGAGAAGCCGCATTAGAAAAATTCATCTCAAAAATCCTTGACCTAGGCGAGAGAAGTGAGATAGGCTCTTAGATAGAGACAATTCGCAATTAAGCGGAGTCTAGAAAAATGGCAGGAGAGAAGAAAGTGGCTAGTAACAATGCAGTAGTCCTTAAGGAAGGCGCCCGAATCCTCGTTCAGATAACAGTGTTCGAGGATAAGGAAAAAGGCCGGACTCTGAAAGAAGGGAAGTATCCCATCCGCACACGAGCGGACGACGGAAAGCGGTACATTCAAAGAAGCCTCGTTTACCCATTTCCAATGGGGCTGATCGAGGACCCGTTTACCAAGAAGCCCGCCGTCGACATGACTCCAGATCAGCTTGCCGCATCGGTTGCCCAGTGGAGCAAGGACATCGAAGCCCTCAGGCAATCAGGTGGTGCCGTTCAGACGACTAATGCCGACGGCAAGGTCGTCTCCGGCGTCGTGCCTGTCGACGTCATCCCCAGTATTTCCAACATCTTTGATAAGGGCTTCAAGTTGGAAGTACAGGGACCGGTCAATGCCCAGATGGTGCGTGACCAAGTGGTCACGACGGGCAAACGCGCCCCGATCTCCAAGGCGGCTAAGACCTTGGAGACCATCGGCTAGGCCCAAAAAGCCGGCTTCTCAAAAAACCCAAAGAAGACCGGTGGGGACTGGGGTTCGTCAAAGAACCTCAGTCCCCTATTTTTTTGTCTCCAATTTCGGAATTAGTTTCGTAGGTCAACAATTTTTCCTCTTTTGAGAAGGCTCTTTAGGGGGTTTTTATGAGGTTGATCAAGACTCCCTTAGAGCGATCGCCTAGGCATGTCATAAACATGTCATCAACTTCTTTCTCTCCCCCTTCGGCCCTCATCCCAGATTCAGGTCTCTCTCCGTATGACGCTCCCTTCTTGTCTCTTATATTGTTTATATATATGTATATATATAAGTATATATATAAAGTAATATATATAAACATATATATAAAGACAGAGGCCCCAAACCAACGCCCTAGGCCCGCCGCCAAGAGGGGGAAAGAGATTTTTATGACATGTAAATGCAGTCGCTTAGCGACTTGGCTTAGAGCGTCTTTTCTAAGTCGATAAGAGGATGCTTAGAAGGTCGTAAATGGATTATCTCTATTAGAAGCAAATTTTTCTATTCCAAGCAATTGACCTCTCCCTTTCATCCTGCTACCCTCATCCCATCTCCATCCACCGACAAAAAGGAGAAAAGAAATGCCCATAAAAAAGGTTCAGCCAAAGAAACAGTTTCCCGTCTATTTCACCAGTCCCGAACGAGCCCGAATCCGCCTTGCCGCCGATCGTGAACAGTTATCGGTCAGCGAGTGGATCCGAGCCCAAGTACTTCAGAGTCCGAGTTATCGATCGATCGGACAGATCATCGATCAGGCCCCAGGTCTTGAAGAACGTCTCGTTCGAGTTGGCGTCGTGACGTCGGGTGGAATGTTTGGTGATGGGTCGGAGGATTAGACATGAAACTTCGTCCACTCTTTATCTCATTATGCATTTTGCATATCTTCTCATTCCCAGACTTCGCCTTCGGTCCCACCGACTCCTCTCTCACAATTTTTGACTCGAATAACAACCAAATAACCAACATTCTCTCACTTCCCTCTGGTCAATTCTCTACCAACGAAGAATCCCTTGATCTTCCCACCGGTCAAATGCTCCTTGACCAAAATCATAACTATCTCGGGCAACAACTCCTGACCCTTCCCCGCGATCCGCTTCTCGACGACGACTTAAACAACGATCTAAATTAAAGACGTCAAACCTAGAGGAAGACAAAAAATGATCAAAAAAGGTGCTGATGAAAACGACTCACAATTCGACATTCTTTCTTTCTGTTCCCTCCGTTCGCCTTATAACAACAAGGCAAACCTCGATCCTACCCTAGGCCGCCTTTTTCTCTCCGTTCTCCAAAGTGCAATCTTCGATCTTACTCTCGCCCCCACTCACCGATTCGGCATCGCGGCTAGGGACTGGATTCTCTGTGACTACCCCGACACCCCATTTTCCTTCTCCTGGATCTGTCTCGCCCTCGGCTTTGATCCAAAGATCATTCGTCACCGGCTCCTCACCGCGTCTAACGAAGAACTCCATTCTTGGTCTATCAAAATGGACTTCAATCGAGGTCTCTCACTTTTTCCAGAAATAGACCGATATAAGATTCCCTAATACAAAGAGCCCATCTTCCATTAGCGCCCCTTCTATGCTAAGCTCTTTCCCATGGGCAGGAACCAACGATTGAGAAACGAAAAGAGAGGAGTCAAAGAAATGAAACCCTGTAGTGCGTGCAGTCGAATTTCCATCGAACTCTACGATCAGAAGTGTGAATCCTGTTTCAACAAACTGGTCATCACGCCTCTGATCAAACTTCGCGAGGCCACATTCAAGGAGATTTCCCGTATCGACGCGGAGCTTACGGCCAAGCTTGAACTTCTCTCCCACTACTCCCACAACAATCTTAATCTCTTCCACATATGTGTCTGTGGGGAGAGGTTCAAGACCGGCCTCGCCATGATTTCACATCTCCCCGACTGCCCTGGCCCCACGGCGAAGAAGACAAGTCGGAATGGTCAAGATAAACGCTTCGTCAAAGTCGAGGCCAACGAAATCGAAGAGATTGGGTAAAATGACCAGAAAACAAGCTCGTCAACTGTGGATCGACGCATTACATTCAGGGAACTACGAGCAAGGTCATGGGTATTTACATGATCAATCCAGAGAACCTACTTTCTGTTGTCTGGGCGTCGCGTGTGACCTATTCATTTACGACTTGGTCGAATATGACGTCGGTACCCAAGTTATGACATATCTCGGTGAGGGCGGATCGATGCCACCACAACTCGCTGAGATACTCGGTCTAGACCAGAAAAAAATCAGTATTCTAATATGTCTCAACGACAAAGAAAAACTGACCTTCGGACAAATCGCTTATCTACTCGAGACGGGGCTATTCTGGAGTGACGCTCCGGAAGACGTCGACATCGCCCCACTTCTTGAAGACCTGAAAGCACAAGCAAAAAAGAACAAAAACGAAAAAGAGGAAGAAAACAATGAGTAAAAACGAAGTCACACTTCGAAACTCGATCATCAAGACCTCCGATGGTCAACTCCTCTCTCGCGAACAGCGAGCCTTGATGACCAAGATCACCCCGAAAGGGGCCGATCTCGTCTTAGCCGACGTCTCTTATTCAATGGCCGGCCCCGCCAAGGATGGGCGTCGGTGTATTGACTGTCTCCGCGATGCCCTTGCCCCACTCGTGGGTCAGATCCATGTTCTAGCCTTCGACTCCAATTGGGAAGAAGTCGACGCTGACCTCATTCCCGAACCCCGTGGTGGCACCCGTCTCGACAAAGCCCTCATTCGGGCGAAGGAGCTCGAACCCATCCATGTACTCGTAATTTCTGACGGAGAGTCTGATGGGGGTTTCGAGCGAATCTTAAGACCGGCAAAGGCCCTTGCTGAAGATTGTGTCATTGACACAATGTTCATCGGAGACTCAAATGCAGTTCGAGCCAAAGATCTAATGCGCGAACTCGCGAACATCGGGGGCGGGCGATATGTTGAATATGACATCGCCCAAAACAATCCTCTTCTCCTCGGTGGCAAGATCAACCAATTACTTTCCCTGCCCGCGCCGACGAAGAACGTCATCACCTTGGGTTGAAGATGACTCATTATACAAACTTTTTAGACGATCAGACAGTCGTCAGACTCATTCGGGAAAAATATCTTTCGTTATCTTTATCTCGTCTGGACGTTAAATCTGCCCGCGATAAACTCAGCACAGCCCAACGTTTAGTCATCGCTGCGGAGAGAGAGTTTAATGAACAGTCCATTCTTCACAAAGAACTCGCTTCATCTTTCCACGACCTTCGACGAGACTTAAAGACTCAAGGGATCGAGTTCAAAATTGAGGACGAAAATAATGGTTCATTCAAGGTCTTCCTCAAACGCACCCCTCAATCTTCTCAATCCTCGACCTCGACAACTCCCCTTTCTGAACCTTTGAAACATCGCCCCAATTGTTCGACAAACTTCTTCTCAAGTGAATTCGACGACAATTGCCCTCGTTGTAAGAAGATAAAAATAATCATCCACCTGAGGAGACGTAACCAGAAAAACGGTTCTAGTCCAGAGGAAGAACAGATTGCCTTTGCCAAGGCGAACCAACTCATGATCCAATACGGGATCAAGAGAGCAGAAGTACTCGATCGTCTCTTTGGAGAAATCGAGACTCCTCAAGCAAGTTATAAACCAACAAGCGATCCGGCTTGGAGAAATTGGAAGACACCTCCTCCACCGCCTCCACCACCCCCACAATATGCCTCGAACACTGTGAACTTCTCCAACGCAACTCCCCCAAAAGGTTCCCGAATGAGGGCTAATTACCCAAGAGGGAGAATTCGTAAAGATGCCAATGATCTTGACGAAATTGGATGATCGCGAGGTGAGAAATGCCACTTTTCACCCCTGAACAATATCGCGAATTTCTTCGAACCCACGAGCCTACCCCGACCTACGTAGACAGGCTCTTGAACGAAGCCAAGGACATGCTCCGTCTTTGGATCGAGGCCCTTGGGGAAGAGTCACTTCATCTCTACTGTCAAAGAGAGGGGATTCTCCAACCGACTCAAGAACAAATCAAGGCGGTCTTTCTCGTATATCTTGATTGCGTCAAACGACGTAATTCTATGATTAATCACTTGAGTAAAAGACATGAAAAGTAAATTCTTCCACTCCACAACCCTCGCCAAGCCCTCTGGTCCCTGCACCCAGTTCTGCGGCAAAATGGGGTTTGACGAGACTTCGGGGATGTGTCCCGATCATTATTACCAATTCGTAATCACCCCCCTTGAATCCGGACTTAGAGAGTCCAATCAAAGATGGCGGGCCGCTGTCGAGGCAGAACACCAATTGAAGGAAATTTATTACTGTACCTGCGGTTTTCGGGGTGATTATTTTGCCCGCGACAAGCACTTCGTAGTCATGGGCGAAGGACATCAACCACGATCAAAACCTACTTTTTCTGAGACAAAGAGTAAATCGTCGTCAATAGACGCGAATAAAATAGAGGAGATTGGTTGAGATGAAAAACGGCACTGCCCCTCACGTAGATTTGTCGATAGAGTTGCGGCCGGAGAGTCTATCAGCTCTCTACAAAATCGCAAACGAATTTGACTTCTCCATTGAAGAAATGTCCGAGGTCCGGACCCTGGCCTGGCTCCTCGAACTTGTCAAACACCTCAAAGACTCATCCCGTAACTTTCCCCACGGGAAATGGACAATGGTCAAAACTCTTGAACAGATCCTTGCACGGTCCGCACAAAAGACCGTGCAAATTTATTATGGGAATGTCTAAAAACGACCTGAAGGAGGAAAAAGGGAGTAAATTATGACTAGAAGAGAGGCGCGTCAAAAGTGGATTGAGGGACTTAGGCATGGACCATACCGACAGGGAGTTGGTTATCTACACCTTCTTCATGGAGAAGGAAAAGAACGACAGGAAGCATTTTGTTGTATGGGGGTTGCATGCCATATACTACTTCCAGACGAAGCTCAAGAGTTTGTCTCTTCTATAGACGCCGTATCATATCTCGACGAACTCTACCAACTTCCCGAGGTGCTGAAAACCGCCCTCGGACTGAAAAAGGGTTCGTGTGACATCCTCGGCACGGCAAATGACACACATAAACTAACCTTTGACCAAATAGCTTTCCTTCTCGAAACCGGAATATTCTGGGACGAAGAAAGCGACGAGGATGAGGTCATTGACGATCTTCTTGCTTGAGTGGAGCACAGGTATGAGGGGCGAAATTTTTCACGGGATAATGGAAATGGTCCGTAAGCACAAACCACCTGTCTCAGTGTTTGAGAATGTGGCGCAAGTTTTAGTTTTGCTGCCCGACGACTTTGATTATCTTCCTGAATTTACTGCTCTGTGCGACGATCTGGCAAGTGATCACATGACGTTGAAGTGGTCCCTTGCCAAAACCGATTTGGTTCTGAATGTTTGGTCCCGAGAGACTCTAGTCATTCTTGGGTTTCCTTCGTGCTCTCCTCTACGTTTGATAACCATGCTAAATCCAAACTTGGACGATCTTCGTTGGCTCGTAGGTAAATGGACTAATGAGGTTCGGAATAATGTATTATGACATGATAACCGAATATCCAAAAACAAATCACAGATTCAGTGGTTGGCCAGGAGCGTGGTGTTTGGATTGTGGCTCTCCGGACCTGACTGAAGAATGTCTTGCGGGTAACCACGTATACCCACATTACTTCAGTCAAGTCTGCGAGAATTCAAAATGTCCGGAGTCAGAGGGATTAAGACAGATGGGTACATTGACAATTACGCAAGTAATAAAGTGGCAACAGGCAGCCGATGCCGAAACAGGTCTCGCGGTCAGTTTCGACAGCAGCGAACCAGTATCGACCCTGATTGTGGTGCAGCGAGGAAAGCTCGCGACGTACCCGACCGGCAAGGATGCCGTGCGGACAATCTGGTTGTCGGAAGCCGAGGCGCGCGCACTAAACACACAATTAACACAAATGTTCGCCGATATAGACGCGGCACGAAAGGCTGTGTCTGACAGATAATTGCTTCACACCAAATAAGAAGGTCAAAAAGATGAAAACAAACTCAGCATTAAAAAATCTCCTCATAACACATGAAGGAATCCGTCGATTTCCTTATACCGACACCAAAGGCTTCATAACTATCGGCGTAGGGCATAATCTCTCAATCCACGGTCTTCCTTCCCCTATTATAGATTCTCTCCTTGAGAGTGACCTTGCCGAGGTCGAGCGCCAGCTTTGGAAGCGTGATTGGTTTGTCGAGATGTTATACTACGCAACTGAAGCTCAATGTGATGCCATACGAGACTTGGCATTCAATCTCGGGACAGCAGGTCTTGACAAATTCGTCGAGACGATCAAGGCGATTCAACAGAAAGACTGGGAAAAGGCGGCTAGGGAAATACGCAATTCGCAGTGGGCTCAAGAAGTACAACCTACTAGGGTCGACGACATAGCCCACATGATATCCACCGGTGAATATCCTGGGTTCAAAGAATGAAACTTTTCGAGGTCATCATCAACGAACGTTTCCGTTGTTGGCTTCTTCTCTCGACAATAGAGAGACTTGAATCCCTAGGACAAGTCACTGTCAAAAAAACAGGAAATTGGAGGTGGTCATGAAGAAACAAGAAAAGAGTCAAAAGATCAACAAACAAAAAGAGACTTCTGAATTCTGGATGGTCTGGAGTGGGGACCCTAATACAGTCCTCAAAGTTAGAAAAGTGGGGAGAGTATCAGAAATTTCGTTCCTTCGAAGATGCAAAAACCCTCGCCGAAAATTTGGTCGCGAAAAGAAAGTTCAAAGAGAGAAGGAGTCTTGAACATGAGATATAGAGCAGTCTTCAGTGACGGGACATTATTCGAATACGAGGCCCGATCCCGACTTCAGGCTTCACGTGTTGTCTCCCAACTCACAATTTTTGGGGGATATAAACTCAAATCTCTTCGAGTCATTAACAAACGCTCCAACCTAACCGACGTCGCTCGCGATCTACTCCGAGTCCGAATACGTCTCAAGACCCTCTTAGAAACCGACGGCTTTTGCGGCCTTCCCCCGACCATCGAGACCTCACTTCGAGAACTTGATGGGTTGGTTCATGAATTGGGCGCTCTCGTCAACAGACGAGACAGAAAGAGGTAAAAACAGATGTCAAAACCAAACTCATTTCTCTTTTCCGCGATCGACATAAACTCTCTCCCACCCTCAGAAATGAGGTACAATACGGTCGCTGATTGGGTCGTCACCACAGACGAGAAAGAAGAAAAAACCCTTCACCTTTATTACCCTGATCTCCCCTTCGTACATGAACGTCCTGATCTTCTCTTTCTCCTTCTAACTCACGAACAAATCGAGGCTGAGATATGTCTTCATATGGGTATTAGTCAACAAGATGTCGACGAATTCGACATGGAGTTTGAAAAAAATCGTCAATTTGGTGACAATGGCGAACCTGGAGATCACCTTGCCGCTCCATACTACGTCGCCCACCAGCTCGCAGAGGCTGTCGAGAAGACCCTTGCCCTGAAAATGAAGATTGACTGGAACTTCTACGGAAAATGGGTCGACTTGATCTTTTCTCAAGTCTGTCAAGCACGAAGTACGAAGAAGTAATTTATAAGAAGGGAGAATTTGAGTTTATGAAAATGAGTGAAGCTCTTCAACAACATCTTCTTGGTCCTGCAATCGACCTAAGAGATGGTCGAATAGTGCGGGGCCGGATAGGGCAAACCCACGCAGACCTCATCAATAACCTCTCTGAGGTGGATAAGAAAATTCCTAATATTGGTCATGGTTTCATAGACCACTCCGACAACTATCACTCCCGCGAGCAAGCCCGTGCCTTCGTTCGCTCTCGTGGTGTCAACCTACCCGACCGCGCCGGCGAGGGACCGTCGAGTGAAATGCTCCGAGGTGATTTTGATGCTGAATATGGAGACCTGGACAAACTGGACAAAGGGGTGAAAAAGGGAGTGGAAAATGAGACGTGGTGGCAATCACGTAATGGCAAACATCGTATCTACCGTTTCGAAAACGGATTCGGGGCTTCAGTCGTCGACCAAGACGGCAAGATACAATTCGCCCCGATCAAATTTGAATCCCCTACCCGTCCTTATTTCTTCATTCACTACGCGACTCCAGCAGGGGTTCCTCGCGACATAAAGGAAGAAGACCTCTCTTCTCTACTGAACGAGATTCAGTCTTTCACAGCGGAAGAGGTTGACAACTACGGTAAGCAACTTTTTAAGACCAAAGGAGAGTCAGAAAAATGAAGTCAATACAAGAAATTCAGGCTGAAAATGCTTCATGGGTACAGGCTAACTTTCCTCATCACAACACCGATCACCCACTTCTCGGAGTCATCGAGGAAGTCGGTGAACTTTGTCATGCCGTTCTCAAGAGAAAACAGAATATTCGTACAGAAGAAGACCACATCGAAAAGGAACGTGATGCAATTGGGGATATAGTCATATTCCTCATGGACTATTGCACTTGTCGAGGATACGATCTCACGACCGTGGTCAATGAGGTATGGGAGAAGGTTCGATTGCGAGACTGGAGAAAAGATCCTTCTGGGGTGGGAAAGGTGTAGGGGGGTGTCATGCCAATAAACAATCTCTTTTGGGGAGAATGGATAGTTCCTGGTTCTCAACCCGTCCTGGTTTTCCCCATTACTCATAATCGAATAAAGGCAAATGTCAATCTCGACGTCGAACTAAACTCCAGTGGCTCGGGTTCGGGGAGTATTAGTTGCGAGAGCGGAACTCAAGACTTTACCTTCTCCGATTCCGAGTCTGGGACTGCAATTGGGACAATTGGAAACGCTTTTGGCCATTTCGGGGTTGATGGGTATATGATAGACACTCCGATTAGTGGTCAATTGGGAAACCTTCAGGTTAATGTCTCAAAAGACGGTGGACCTTTCGTTGCCGGAGCCGGCGTGTTGGCTGAGATCGGAAATGGCTATTACTCTTACATCCCCGCCACGACTGAGACTGAACAAGCAGGACAATGGCTTTCGTCGAACACCGGAGCCCTTTTCATTCGAGTCAACCCTATCGACCCTCTAACTGACTCCGATTTCTATATCCAGGAGACCGCAATTTATTGTCGAATAAAACCCACGGGAAATATCCCCGTTAATATCCCACCCAACAATGCTGCGTCTTTCACCGAACTCCTCCAACCACAGACCGACGAACTCAAAGCTTTTATCCAAAGCGCGATTCGTGATTTGTTGGGTAATCAACTCACGACCAAACCTACTTTAAGGAGAGACTAAGTAATGAAAGACCCCGAAATTACCATGTATTGGCTAGACAAGCTTGTAATCGGCATTGCCGATGCCGCCGCGTGGCAGGCGGTCTTTGAGGTCGGACTTCTTACATATCAGAACAACATCTTACGACATGAAAGAGACATTCTCGAAGTGAAAATGAATTTTCTGAAAAAAGACTGGTCTGATCGTCTCGAACGGTCTATGGACCTTCTGAAGAAATGTGCTGTGGCTCTTCATAAAAGATCCTTGTATTACTCATTGAATGATGCCGAAAGGCATCTTCTCGAAGTGGGCAAGGAGGTCGATAATTATTTACGGTCTATTAATGTCCTGGGTTATGGAGGGAATGTAAAATGATCATGTTCTGTTCTCGCTGTCATAGACTTCTAGACTCACTAACCAACGACTATTTAAGTCCTTGCTGTCTAAGACCAATCGAGACATCTAGCGGAGCCGGCCTCCGCCCTGAGGACTTTCTTCTTAGTCAAGAAGACCTCATCTTATGCAAATTGCATATCGAATCGGTAGATGTTGGATTTTTTGAGTCTCGCTTGAAGAAGTATTAGAATTTCTAATTTGCCTAGGGCAAGCAAATTTTGCTAATCTCATAGATAAGGAGCCAAGGAACAATGTCTCGACTATCAAGCACTTCGACCGGCACTGACATCACGGTCGAACCCAAACTCATTTCACGTCCCGTTTCCGAACTCACCGACGACGAACTCCTTGCCGAGATTGAAAAACTTCGCGGAGCCCGTGGTACCACGACTACAGCCCCACGAAAGAGGTCTTCGAGTACATCATCGGGACCGGTTAACATCGACGAGATCGGTTAACTGGAGAAAATCCAAAGATGGACATTTTGATTATTCGTCCCTACGACCCGCCCAAGTGGCCAACTCCTGTAAAACGCTGTCTCAACGCTTTCTGTTCTACCACTCCAGCATGGTTCATTGATGTCCCAGGAGAGATCGCGGAGTATGCTTGTACTAATCATGTAGTAGATTGGGTCTCTGGGCTCATTTGGGGGTATGAAAAGCAAAATGAGAAAAAGCAACTACGTATATATAGATGATGTCTCTGTCGTCGGGGAGACCGAAAAGGCCATTCTTTGTCAGATTGAGGATCGTAAGGTGTGGATTCCCAAATCGCAAATTCACGAGGACAGTGAGGTCTATGAAGGTGGCGATACGGGGACACTTGTTATAACCGAGTGGATTGCAAAGCAAAAAGAACTCGACGACTACCATGAGTATCATTAAATTTAGACCTCTCGGTCCTAGAGTATTGGTCAAACGCTGGCCTGAAGTCGAGGCACGGGAGTCGGGACTTATCCTCCCAGCCCGTGCCCGTGAACTCCCCCAGATTGGTCGAGTTCTCGCTGTTGGACCAGGTTACAGAAACCGCAAGACTCGTCTCTTTTCCCCTCTCGACATAGAAGTGGGTGATGATGTTGTCTTTGAAAAATTCGTAGCCGTCGACCACAAACTCTATCTCGACGGAGAAGAATTCTTACTCATTCCCTACGACCAACTATACCTCGTCCAAAAGAGTGGGGAGGCTTTCAAAGATGTCATTGTCTGACTTCATTCGCGACAAAGAATGGTATGACAATGCATTCCTCGATCTCGTCCTTTCTTGTCCAAGAAAAGCCTTCTACTCCCGCGTCTACAATCTCTCGATGGGAGTCGGGCCAGGTGCTGACTTTGGCTCCTGTATTCATGCAGGGATTGCTAGTTATTATCTCTGGTGGAATAAGTGTCCAGAAGAAAAACGCCGACTCAAAGCCTTTCGAGCATTTCTTTCCCTACACGAGAAACTATTCAAAGGTCCCAGAGCTGAAGAACTCGACAACAAACACTCTCGGGATGCTGGGGTTTTGATGCTCGACCATTACTTCGACACCCATTTCGCCGAAGACGAACTTCTCCAACCTGTCGAGATCGAACTGGCCGGAGCCATTGAAATCAAACCCCAACCCACTGACCCTTTCCATTTCAAACCCTTCTGGTACACCTTTCGAATCGACGGAATTCACAAGCGTCTTCGTTATGGAGACTTTTGGATTCGAGAGACAAAGACAACAAGTGGTGGGGCAAGTCGAGAACTTAAGAAACTCAAGCTCTCTCGTCAACCCACTGGCTATCTTTGGTGTGCGCGTCAATTTCCAGGGGTCATCGCTGCAGGTGTTATACCTGACGTCGTCAGTGTCGCAGCCAAAACGAGAGAGGCTCTTAGAGATTTTTATTTCAAGTCTCAAAAACAGACTGAAGATTGGAGACTCCAAACCATCAACATCGTAGAATATTGGCGTCAACTTGTACGTTTGGGGGTTATAGAACGTGACGAAGACTACAACCCCATCAAGGTCGACCTCAATCAATTCTACCAGAACACGAAAGAGTGTACCACTTACGGGCTTTGTGCCTACTATGCCCTTTGTGACTTCGGCATCAACTCCACTACCCTGAGAGCCTTTCAACCAAATACATGGAATCCTCTCGCAAACGTCGATGAAATCCCCGATGAAGTACAGAAACAAACGGTCCAAGAGGAGGACCGGATAAAGGAGAGTATAAAACTGTGAAGATCGTCATGACTCAGAAGAAACTAACTCCAGGCACAGTGGTCTACACCACCGATACAAGCCCTTATTGCAAGTCAATATATATAGCAAAGGGCACTTGGACCCCAATGCCTCAAGCAATCGAGGTCACAATTGAACCTACAACTGTATCTCCTCAACCAATTGTCGAGGTCGATGAGCTTGGGTGAAAAGTGATGCAATTCTCTACTACCGAATTAGACAAACTCAAATACACCTCCTTTGCCATAGTCGGTCCCCCAAAGACCGGCAAGACTCGCTCTCTTGCAACCCTTCATAAACTCCGTAATCGACCTTGGGTTCAAGGGACCAAACTCTATGTCTACGACTTCGATCGCGGTTGTCAACCTCTAATCCGTATCGCCGAACAAGAAGGCTGGGCCGAAGAAGTCAGAATTGTTCGTTTTGACCGTGCCTCCGGTAACAGACTCTCGAATCAAGCTTCCAAACCAACAGGTACAGATCGCTTTCTCGAATTCATGAATCACGTCAACCACTTCTACGACATGCTCGAACCTGACGGCACGACATGGTCTCCCAACTATCTCGACGAAGCCCCCTATGCCCTCGTTGTCGACAGCGCTACCACGTTCAAAGATATTGTCCTCGAATTTACTTTGGGGACGAGAAATAAAGTCCTTGGTGGAGTAGGAGTTGACGGTAGGGCCGAATTCGGGGCTCAAATGGAGAAGTTGATTGAGTGCGTACGATCGATGGTATCTCTCCCCTGTTTCACCGTCTGGCTCTTTCATCAACAACTTTCAATGGGAACAGTAAGAATGCCAGCCCAACCAAAGGGTGGACGGGCCATCGACCCACAGATCACTGGTGTGATCGCAGCCCTTCCCGTCATTACGGGACAACTGGCATTTACGATCGGGGCGGAATTTGGGGCCATTCTTTATACAAATGTTGAGTCCATCTCGACCAACGAACGCAAATACCAATGGTGTACCTCTCCCGATGGAGCGTATATCCAAAGTGCTGGGACTCGGCTAAAAGAGGGTCTACCTCTTTACATCGACCAAGATTTCGACCTGGTTGTGGAATGAATTATTCACTTCATGATTAGAAGCAAATTTTTCTATTCCAGGATTTTTTGAGTCTCGCTTGAAGAAGTATTAGAATTTCTAATTTGCCTAGGGCAAGCAAATTTTGCTAATCTCATAGATAAGAAAGGAGAAGGACAAGAACAAAAAGTGGGCTGCAAGCAAGAGCGCCGACGGTACGTAAGCCGTCAATGAGACCGCGTGAGCGGGGAGAAAATAAGTGTCTAGAATAAAGAGTGATGCCTCTGCAACCGAACTGACAACCGCTTTTTCCAGCGACGAGTTCTTCATGTCCCACGTCAGTGGGATTAAGTTGACGAACTCAAAGACAAACGACGACGGCACGGGAAATAATCCCATGTTCGTGGTCGAGTTCGAGATTGACGAGGGGCCTTACAAAGGTCGTCGGATCGGAAATCTCGAACGAAACATCGGTCATATCTTGATGATCGGAGGGAAAACGAAAGAGGGCAAGGACATGCCTATTCGTGCTCTCCTCGAATTCATCGATGCGCTGAAACTCCCTTGGACCGCGACCCCGAATGGTAAGCTAGTCAGTCGACCGTTCAAGCGGGTCAATCAGGGAGGATCGATGATCTTCGTCGATCCCGACACCAATCAGCGCATCGCCAACATCGAATACGATCCTGGCGAGGCCCCGAATTTTAGTTTGTGGGTTGGGAAGAGGTGCAAGGTTCGGTATGGAGTGAGAAAGTTCAACGACCGTGATTACAACGAGGTCGTTGCATTGGCACCGCTGTAAAGGAGGCGTGATAATAACGCGCGAGAATTACTTCGCACTTAGCTCACCTGCCTTTGCCCTATCGTCGGGCGGTTGATGCTAACGCGCCGCAGTGCTGAAACCACTGCAAGAGAGGGTGCCGTAAGGACGGATTTCCTCTGTGAGGTTGCTTTTGGCTAGACGTAAAATCCAAGGCTTAATTCCCGTCGTGCGCCCTGGGCGGGAGCCCAACATTTCGGGCACGGGTATGAGGTAATGCGACAGGTCACTAAGAAACCTGCGAGGGTCCACCTCTCCCCTAGATCGAACACCTCTCCCGTGCCCTCTTTCAAAGACACAAAGCAAGAAAATATGCAATTTGCATAATGAGCTGAGGTGAGGTTAGGGAGATGAAGTGTCCAAATCCCGTCTGTCAATCCATGCGAATTATCAACCTCAATACCTACCAACACGATCACCCAGCAGGGATTCCAGCCGAGTTCAAGGGCCTTAACATAATCCGTCGTAGACGGAAGTGTGTGGCTTGTAATGAAATTTTCCACTCAATCGAACTCGTCGAAGAAGAATTCAAACACCTCCGTCGAAAGACGGGCCGACTTGAAGTTAGTCAACCCACCCTGCGACCTTGAACCAAGATTATGTCGATTTACAAAAATCGTTGGGATATTTGGCTAGAAATCCTCACAATATCGATATTCGTTATTATGACACTCTACTCCATCATTACTCATCAACGACCTCACAACGATCTTGCTGGTCGAAGATCTTTACCCGACGAACTTACAGTCCTCAACGAATTAGAGACAGACAGAGATACGTGTGTAATTTCCACTATTTTGTCTACAACCTCTAATCTCACAGAGGCCATACAACACGCACTACTCCAAGCGGGGCAAGAAAATTGTTCAATACTCTTACCACCACATACACTCATCAAACTCGATCATCCCCTAACGATACCGCCAAATGTCGGTATTTTTGGTGGGTTTCTGGAATGTCCAGATGCATCACCATGTCTTATCTTTTCATCACCAAATTGAACAAGGTAGATAATTTATGTCTGACGAAAAAATTCTTCCAGAAATGCAGATAATAGTCGACCGACTTCAGCGCCAACTAGGAACAAATTATATCATCACACTCAGGGTAGAAAACCCATTTTCAGGTATAGATCTAACAGTCAAAAGTACTCCTGAGACGAGGTAGATGTCTACATTAATGTCTTATGACGAATTTAAGACCGGCCTTTCTTTTCGAGAAGTATACTACATGATCTGGGGTCGGAAATGGAAACGCCGCCACGGAGTCCTTGGAAAATGGCACGAACTCAAAAAGGCAATGTATTTGGAGTACTTAAATGATGAACTTTCACGACGTCCTACTCCGCGAAATAAAGGTCGGCGAACGGTTTAGAAAAGACTATGGTGACATCGAGGCCCTCAAAGAATCGATCACTAGATATGACGGTTGTCTTGAACCCATTCTTCTGGACCGTGACAACAACCTTCTTGCTGGCGGCCGCCGTTTTCGCGCACATCAAGAACTTAATCGACCTCGTATACATGCTCTTTACATCGACGAAGTCGACGAAATCAAGGCCAGAGAAATTGAACTCGAAGAAAACATCCAACGAAAAGATCTAGAGTGGGACGAACGTGTCCGTCTGACTGAGGAAATTCACAAACTCAAACTCGCCAGATACGCCAATCAAACCGAGCCCGCACTCCCCTCGACTTCACACAACTTCACAGGCACCATTACCGAAGATGGAGTCGAAGGTCGTATTCTCCCCATTCGAGAAGTTCCAGTTTGGAACCAAACCAAGACCGCAGAACTTCTTGGTGTCGATCAATCACGTGTGAGTCGCGATCTCGCTCTTGCAGCGTGTCTTGACATAATGCCTGAACTCAAAGAGTGTGATAGCGTCTCTGACGCTTTTCGACGTATCGATCGCCGTCTAGAGGAGCTCGAACGTGAATGGGACATGCGCCGTCTTAAGAAAGCCGGACATGTCGAAGATCGTGGACAGATCATTCATGGTGACTGTCTTGTCGAACTCGAAAAACTCCCCGATAAATTTGCTGACTGTATCATCATTGACCCGCCATATGGTGTTCTCCAACCTGGGGGAATAGGTCGGTATGAAAACCTTCACTTCGACGACGATCCTGTTGCCGCGATGGCGCACCTTCGTCTCGTAGCCAAGGAATTACAAAGAGTCGCAAAAGACAATGCACATATTTACGTCTTCTTCGGTATCAAAATGTGGGTCGAGACAAAAGGAATATTCGACAGTCTCGGTTTTGACGTCGATCCAATTCCACTTGTTTGGGTCAAAAATACTGGTTCCGTTGTTGATTGGGACTTCCGTTATGCTAATCAATGGGAGCCCATCTTGTTTATCTCAAACCGGACGAGACGTCTTAATCAAAAGCGTTCTGGAGGGAATGTTTTTATCTACGATTCCGTGCCGTCTTCGGCGCGGACGAATATCGCGGAGAAGCCTATTGAACTCATTAAAGAACTAATCGAACTCTCGACGGTTCCAGGGGAGTTAGTTTTGGACTGCTATGCGGGGTCGGGAGTAGTGGCGGCCGCAGCCAAATCTCTAGGACGAAAATTTTGGGTTTGTGAGAAAGACCAAGATCAATGGAATGGGATTAACGTCCGCTTGGCAAAAGTGCACTCTCCAAATTCTACAAACTCCAATGTGATTGTCGAAGAGATAGGTTAATTTATGTGTCACTGGCCATTTTTCAAATGTCGTCTCTTTGGGTGGAGTACAGTCCCTGTTCCACTCTGCAGACATCATAGTCGTCTCATTAATAAATGGTTTAGACAATGAAACATGCACAAGGTCAACCCGAATACGACATTCAAAAACATCGTTTCTCGATTAAATACGTCTGTCCATATTGTGGACGTGTTCAGCATCTACCCTGGGATGGTTTAGGTGGTTGGCCCTTGCCCCGAACCGCCAACTGTGATGATTGTAAAAATGAAGTGCGATTGGAGAATACTCCACGATGACCTATTATGTCGGCCCTGAAGGGCCTAAAACCGCAAAACTTGCTTTCGTAGGAATGAAGGGTGGAGTGGAGGAGGTCGCACAAGGGCGTCCTTTCGTTGGCCCAACAGGCCAGATGCTTATGCGGTATCTGGCGAGGAATGGACTTAGAAGAGAAGATGTCTATCTCACCAACGCAATTCACGCCTTCTCTCATCACAACGACCCATCCGACTCCGAACTTCGAGCCGAACAGCCTCGTCTTTTCAGAGAACTTTCCAATCTCCCTAACCTCAACTGTATAGTCCCTCTCGGAAACCATGCCCTAATCAGTCTCAGTAATTTCCACTACAACGATATAACCCACCGAAGGGGCTCCAAACTTCAATCTTTTATCCGAAAAAAGATGATTCCCACTTTCCACCCCTCTTACGTCATTCAGGGAAACTGGGAAATGTCTCCTGTCGTCGAATTTGACATCGCACGGGCAAAACGCGAGAGTGAATTTCCAGAAATTCATCGTCCCCTTCGTCACTACAACATCCTTCCTTCCTTCCAAGAGGCTTGTGATTGGATTCGCCATCTCGAAAAGGGAGAATGGCTCTCTTTTGATATTGAGACCCGTCGAGGCGGACCTCACATGAACTGGATTCCCACCGTTATTTCTTTCTCCTCTGATCCCAAAGAGGGTTTCTGTATCCCCTTCGCACGTCAAGACCGTACTTCTTACTGGTCTCTTGAACAAGAAGCGATCCTTTGGAGACGTATTCAACGTCTCCTTTCTTTGGAGTATAAGAGATATGTCACCCAAAATGGACTCTTTGATACTTGGCATCTATACCGTAATGGTATTATCTGCCCCTACATGGCCAAGGGCTTTGATACCATGTATGCTCATCGCTACTTGGCTGCTGACCTTCCTCACGCTCTCGATTTCCTCGTCTCCATCTACACAGAAGAAGAATACTACAAAGATGAGTCTGGTAAACACGAATCAGAAGAGCGGGTCTCGGATGAACAATTCCAGGTCTACGGATGTAAAGACGCGGCCCTCACACTTGAAGTTGCTTGGGCCGAGATCGAAGACCTGAAAGAATTGGGGATGTATGACTACTACATGTCTGAAAAACAGAGTCAGTGGGATGTACTCTTCAACATGCGAAAAGAGGGTTTTCGAGTTGACAAGAAGAAAAAGGCCATTTTAATCTCTCGTTTTGAGAGTGTTATTAATCAAAGTGAAGACGAAATTAGGGCGGAACTTGGTTGGGTACCTAATACGAAATCCCCAATAGACATGCTACGGGTCTTCGATCGCTACAACATCAAACCCTCTATAACTCCGATAAGTAAAAAACCCCAAATTACTGAAGAAAAACTCCTCTCCTACGCCCACAAGTGGCCTGAATCTCAAGGGGTTATTACCAACTGTATTGCCATAACCCAACAACGAACCCTCTTATCAACCTTCACCCAACTGACAACAGACCCCCAAGGTTTTTATCATGCATCCTACGATCTCTCTAAAGCGAAAACGGGTCGTCTTGCTTCCGAAGGAGCAGATGAAGGACATTTGCTCAAACCCAAGAAAAAGGCCGGCCCACAAATGCAGAACATACCCAGAAATCTCCGGTCTATGTTCATACCTAATAACTCAGAAACAGACGAGCTTACCAACTTCGATTTTACTCAGGCTGAACCTCACGTCGTCGCGTGGGACTCCAACGACCTCTTTTACATCTCCGCGCTTCTTTCGGGCAAGGATGTTCACCGTATTGCTGCTTGTGTTATTTTCCGTGGATATAATACTGCTCTTGGTCTACCTCCTGACGAATTAATCAATTCGATTCCGAAACTTTGTCAAAAATGTCTCGCCCTCGGGGAGCAGGAATGTGTCCACTCCGAACGGTATCTCGCAAAACGGTGTAAAAACGGCTTCTCCTACAAAATGGGTGCTCGCAAACTTTGCATGGTGCTTCGGGCCGAGAACATCTTCTTAACCGAAGCCCAAGCAAAACAAATTGAGTCTCGTGTCATAACTCCCCCTTTAAGAGAGTGGTGGGATAGAACTGATTTCGAGCTCAAGAAAGGACGTTGGTTAACAAATATCTATGGAACCAAAAAAGAATTCTTTGGTCTCCACAACGAAGACATGCTCCGAGAAGCCCTCTCGTGGAAAGCACAAAGCGCCGTTACTCACCTTACATGTCATGCAATGCGATTTCTGCACGACCATTTTACTCGGACCGGAATGCCTGCTTCTATCAAGACCCAAACGCATGACTCTATTACGATCTCGCATCGCCGTATTGACCGCGCCGAGGTCACAGACCTCATTAAAAGAGCGACTTACCTTCCGGTTATGGTTCATGGGCGTGAACTCGTCATCCCTCACGAAATCACACATGGCCCGTCTTGGGGTGAACAGTACAAACCAGCTGAATGGGCAAGACTCGGTCTGAAGTGGAGTTAATTGAGTGACATTAATAAGTCAAATCATCAACCTCTTTTTACAGGGTCTTGTAATATCTCATACTCTAACATCAACCCCCATGAAAATACCTACACCAACACCTACAGCAACTCCAACACAAACAAGTCAATATATCGACAACCAAACATTAGAACTCCCCTCTCAAATAACTCATTAACAAAGAGAGGTCAGTCGTGGGATGGATTGAGGACTATCTCTCCTACAATGAAAGACAGGAGAGTCCTGAAATCTTTCACTACTGGAGTGCGATAACAACCGTAGCCGCGGTTTTGAACCGTCAAGTTTGGCTCCCCAAAATTAGCGACGGTATTCTCCGTTACACCATCTACCCAGGTCAGATAATGACTTGGCTTGTCGCTCGAAGTGCAATAGACCGTAAATCAACTTCCCTTCACCTTCCTTCTAGTCTATTGCAATTAGCTGGAGTAGAAGTTCTTCACGGCACGTGTAGTCCAGAAGAACTCCAGGCTACTCTTGGTGCTCACGGGACACATAATAAAAAAGGTATTTTGACGATCTTATCAGGTGAATTATCGGTCTTTTATTCAACCCAGCAATATAACTCCAAACTAATTGATATAATCACCGACATGTCCGACGCCCCTGATAAACGTGACTATCGTACAAGAGGCGGGGGTAAGATAACCATTAGAGATGCCTGTCTCACATTTCTTGGCTGTACAACACCGTCGTCAATAGCCGAAGCAATACCTGCCCGAGCCCACGCACACGGCTTCACCAGTCGTCACATCGTCGTCTACCCTCCCCCAAACCGTAAACGCCGAATTGAGTCCCTTGTCGAGACAAAAATCGACCCCGTGAGGGTTCAGTGGGCTCGAGACTTAAAACAAAAACTTCTTGAAGGGCTTCTTCGTTATCGACAACTTCGAGGGTCTTTTGACTACACCCCCGAAGCCGCTGCTTGGTACGATGATTGGTACCACGACTACATCAACAAATATGGTGACGAAGCAGAAGGCTGGCTCGGAAGGAAACAGGATCATCTATTGCGGGTCGGGATGGTTCTTCAAGTCTGTAAAAACGAGAGTCTTACACTCGAACGTTCCACCCTAGAAAAGGCCCTCGCAGATTTGAATAAGACTGAAGAAACAAGAGACGAAGCTTTTGCCCAAATTGGAGTTCACTCAAACACGGCTGGCGTCGACCGTATTCTAGCGATTTTCAAAAAACACAGTGGAGTTGTGGACAACTTCACCATTCTCGAACAGGCAATGAGATATTTCCCCGACTTTCAAAGTCTCAAGAGAGTAATGAGTGACATGCTTGCACTTAAGTGGATTGAACGTATCAAGTACGACGCGGATACAGGTCTCGAAGTTTATTCTCTTGTTCGTCCCGATCAACGTCATCCGACATTTCCCCCTTCTCCGAAACCGAACACACATGCCCAATCCCAGGCTCAGAAGCAATCTCAGTCTTCTGATATTGTCGACGACATTTTGGACAATATGCGAGGAGTAAAATAGTCACTTCAATTCACCTCTTAAGAGAGAGTATTTAGAACTCAGACTAATCATGTTGTTATCAAGGTCAGAGAGAAAACTCTTACATTCCTGTTGCATAAGCGGCGTCCGGCCAGCAACCTTACAGGTTTCTAGAGACATAAGCATCAACTTATGATGCTGTGTATGAGTAAAAGACCTAAACTCGACTAACTCACTCTCTATTCGATGTAGTTCATCCTTTTCAGCATTCACAGACTCCCTAAGAAGATCGATTGTCTGTTGTGTCTGTTGTTGTGCGATAGACAATTGAGTCTGTGACCGGTCGAGTTGATCCTGTTGTCGTCTAAGATAAGCAAGGCCAGCTATCACGACCAAGACAGAAATCAAACTTGGTACTCCCACCTTCACAATTGCATCAAGTATTCGGTCCAAGTTCATCTTTCAACTCCCCTTGCCGTAGGAATATTGAACCACGAGATGGGCCTTTAATCCAACTGGTCTCTAAGAGATCACCATATTCTTTTTGAATTTCAAAATCAAGGTCTGTACGGTATCTCATTAGCGGAATTTTGAAATCTTTCGTAGGTAAACACTTCTTCATTGCCTCCTCTGGACTCCGACCTTCGGCACTTAGAACAAACACATACCCTTCCCCCGCGGTCTCGGGTTGACCTCGTGAGTCAAGCCTCACTTCACAAGGTGAAATTGACCTCTGTACTCGCGAAGGGTCAAAACCGAAGATTGGTACCCCCTCTGCGCGTCCATTAGTCCCTTCTGGATACGGGGGTATGTGAATTCGAAGCGCACCTGCAAAACGATCGGTCTTTACCTGTCCACGCCAAGTACGACCCATCGCGGTGTCTGCCAATAACCCTGCTAAGTCATTTTCTATTAAATGACTCAGTGCAAAAATCGCGTCATAACCAAATCGAGGTGTGAATTCGAGAAATATGGGTAATTGAGACTCATCTTCGATAATGGCATTGACGTCAATCGGTCCTCGATATTTATCCTTCAACTCCTGCGCTAGAGGTTTGAGAAGCTCTCCAAATAAAGGGCAATCTGTGAGTTCTGGATAAACCCAAACGACATTTCCCGCACACCCAGTTTTTTCACCTAGGTCTTTATTGAAAAAACGATTTTTTTCAATGGTATTATTCGCGAGGAAGAAATTTTGTCCATCAAACCAGGCTTCGGTCGAGACTTCTTTACCCTCAATTTTGGGGGTCAAAATGAATTCCGGTAGTTGTTTCTCCCTCAAATAGAGAGTCTCAAAATACTCTAACATTCTCAACATCTCAGGAATAGTCGATGCTACGTAAGTAGGTGCTACATCTCCTTCTCCATCAGGTTTCCAAACCCAACCTTCATCTTCGTCACAGTCTGCCAAGAACTGTCGGGCCTTGATCCAGGCTTCTTTACCTGAGAAGCGTTTGAAGTCATTTACCTCAAGTCTATGACGTCTAGCTATACTCGCGGCGAGCTGACGATCTTTCTCCAACCTTCCCGACAGTTCACTCGCCCCGACGACATTCTTCCCTGCAAGACGAAGTTTCTCGGCCTCAGAAGGCATGTCGAATGTATTGGAGTCAAAAACAATGACATCTGCCCAAGAAACAGAACCAAGAAAGTCCTTTGTCTTTGGAATTAATCCCTGCCCCACGGTCTGAACCGTTGACTCAATAATTGAAAATCGGACTAAATTCCCCTCTGCCTCAACCCGACGGGCAAGGGCCAAAGACTCTCCCCAACCACTTCTAAATAGAAATTTCACGATTAAAGTCCTGTCTCTTTCCAGGCACTACCAGTACACTCCATCAAGCAAACATTGGCTCCACCTGTAGTACATGTGCCTCCGTTGGTACATGCAGCATTACAATCAGTTGCAGAATAAGTAAAGCCACGTACTGCACTAGTACAAGAGGGTATACTACCTATTGTACCACTTCCAGCATCTCCATGTAAAGTCGAGGTAATTGTAGGTAAAGTCCATGATGGAGTTCCAGTTGCAGCTGGGACTTGGAGAATACCAGTACCGCTGGATGATCCACGAAGATTTATAGAACTCAGAAAAGAATTCGTGGTATCCAGAAACCAAGTATTAGTGGTCTTATCGCGATGAGAGAGGATATTGCCATTGGCTTGGGCTTGGGCAAGTGTCTCAAAACCACCACCACCGGAAAGAAAGTTGGTATCAGTCGAATCCATATCGATTGAAATTCTGTCGTTTTGTGCGTTGTAACCCGCCGCACCTAGACCAAGCTGAAGCAGTATAGCGGTAACGGTATTGCGCGCAATAAAGTTACTGATTTGATTCCCACCATCAACAGGATATTTACCCCAATAAGTCCAAACACAAGTACCACCACCTGCGTTGTCGTTGGTGACACAACCAGTCTGATTATAAGCGAAAGCCCCCGCTGTGCCATTACAAGTCACCCATGCCGGTTCGACATTTCCGCTGGTACATCCACCAACCGACTCCTCACAAAACATGTCACCATTATCGACAGATCGCGCAACGCATGTGCCTCCATTTGATCCAAATAGATGACTGGCTTGCCAGTTTAAGCCTTGCGGGAGGTGCGCACTAATACTGAGCCCAGTCGCAGAGGCTTGCTCACTTCTATTATCCACAAATTCAGAGTTTGTAACACCACGCAATACGAACGCAGTCGATGTCGAACCGACTACGTTGTCCGCGATATGGTTATTAGTAGAATCAATTATTGCGAAGGCGTTTCCTCCTGAGCCCGATATATTACAACGATGCTTCCAGTGTGCAATTACATTACGGTTAGAACCATATTCAAATCCCACAGTTGCATGGAGTATTGGACCAGCAGGGCAAGATATAGTATTGTCCACGTCGTAAGACTCAACTTCCTCAGTCTCGACAATGTTTGCAATATAGTCCCCTGACGGAGGAGTCATGTACGTATTATGTTGAAAAACACCATGCCAGGTAAGTGCGTTCAAGAAGGCTTTTAACGTCGTGCTTGATCCCTGAAGTGTGATGTTCTCGACGGTTGGATAGAACACGTTATTCATGTATAGAACGGACCAACCACCTGAAGTGGTAATCTTTCCTCCTCCGCCGATATACACATGATCAAGACTGTGCGGCAGAACCATCCAAGTACCAGCCGCCGTCACGTTTAGAGGATAAATAAATGCCGGTGATACATTGACCGTAGTACCTACCACGGAAGTGACATATTCATATTGCGTACGCCGACTATCCGGCCCGAAATCGGTAGGACCGGCCTGTAAATCTCGCATTACAAGCAAAGTGCCTGGCGACAGGCCAGCGGCTGTTATGTCACTAGCGTTGGCCGTAAAGCTCGAACCTCCGACCGCTGGCTGGTTGGTAATTGCATACGGACCCAAAAAGCCGCCCCCACCAAACTCATTCACGCATCCGTTGGTGGATATATTGGAACAATTAATCGATCCACCTGCTGGAATGATCAATGAAATCCCTGTCTTTGGCGAGCCCAAATCGGAAAAGGTATTAAACGGCACGCCTGACTGCATCGTCAGCGCTTTTGCGGGCATTTTCCAAATCGTTCCCGACCGCGAAAGCCAGTTCACTGATACCGACCCATTAATCGAGTTATCCAGATTGCTTCCGTCGATGATGCAGGTGCCAGAAGCCGGACATGCCGCTACTGCATTGTTCAGTTTGACGGCAAAATCTGCTCCCGGTTGTGTGTCTGCAAAAATAACAACACCATTAAGGCTATTAATGGTGCGTCCAGTTAAATCAAGGTTGAATCCTGAAATTTTCCCATCTGGACAAGTCGATCGAAGCGAATCAAAGCGCATTGAAGTACCCGTACACTGGGCACCCACCGAGGTTGCAAACAACATCAATACAATGAAGAATAGAAAAAACCGTTTCATCGCAACTCTCCTAATCCGCCACGACTGACGTCGCGCGCCAAGTTCCATTCGAATCAATCGCTACATACTCTGCAGGTAACCCTGGTACAGGAGGGGTAACCCAATATCGCGTGCCTTGTGGGACGACAAGTCCGTTTGGAGGCGGGCTCGGCCCGAAGACGACCATTAGTAAATTGGTCACGACAACAACCGGAGGCCCACCCCCAGGTGCAGGATCGTCGGCCACGACCTCCGTAACATGCCATCCATTGACAGTCCCATCTACATTAACCCAAGCACATGGATCTCCAGGCGAAGCGTCGATGTCCCAAAAACGGGCACCGATCATCATCGGCATAACTCCGCCCTGTGGTGAACCATGCCCGACTTGTAAAAAGGGTTCAGAAGGTGGAAGATTTTGAGCAGGGGTCACCAAGTTAAGAGGGGCGTCTGTGATCATTGGTTGGAATTGTATATAGCCTTGTTCGACGGTATAAATGTCTCCACTTGGGGTCACCTGAACCTTGATGTCGTAATAATAAAGTGGTCCTGCTTTCAGACGTGCAGTCTGGCCGGCCTTTAAGTTGAACACACAAAGAGACCCCACTATTTGTCCAAATGACGTAGGTGAGAGTCCAATAGGCACTTGGGCTCCGGATATGTCTTGTTGAGCAGGAGAGGTCTTGATAGTCAACCAGGCCGCGATCGGGGCGTCGGGAGCTATGAGACCCACAACTGTCCGTTGGAATTGAACATCATTCCCAATGACGAAATTCGTCTTCTCAACAAGGAGATCGGGATTAGAAGCGTCTACCGTCGCTATATCTGTCGAAGGCACTTTCTGACCCCCTTATTAATCCTGCATTTGACGGAGCATACGTTCTTTGTCCACATGGGACATCGACTTTTTTCCCTTCTTTCGTCGTTTTTTCTTCATATCACGTCTATGTTTACGTTCCATTTCCCGTCCCTTTGCGGTCTCTTTATTCCCCCGCATGGCCCCCATTTTATTCATAATCTTGTACGGTATACTAGAGTCGGCTCCATACCGTTCTTTGAGTTTCTTTTCTAAAAATTTAGGCATTTGACTAAATCTCCCTCGATATGCAAATTGCATAATCTAGCGAATTAATGACTCTGGATCAGCCTCAACTCTCGCAGCCTGACGGCGTAGTTGTTTAATTCTAGACCGGATTTCTCTCAAGTCTTTTGGTCCAAACACAACCCCTTTATCCCGTGCTTGGGTAAATAATTTTTGGGCTGTCTCTGGATGACCTGCATTCAACGCCGTGATGATGTCCTCTTTAAACTGAAACCTTTGGGATTTGATTGAAGGACTCAAATCGAGACCTCTAATGATAATATTAGACGGTTGTCGAAGTGCAAGCAGTTGCCCTGCCGGACTCCTTACTCCGCCCTGTCTAAACTCCTCTAATGCGTCGATCGACGCCCTTAGTTGAGGGCTTATGGCACTTAAGACGGCCTTTGCTTCTTTACCCGAATCCCCCCTTGAATTATCCCAATCTTTCCACAAGTCATATATCGACCCAACCATTGGCCCCGCGATCCAAGGAAGGACTTCATCTCTCGACCGAGGAAGCCCTATCGGGTCTCGTAGGGACATAATGTCGACATCCTCAAGTGATCCACCTACCCCAAGTTGATTAGCAACGATCTGCCAACCAGTCTCCTTTGGAAGTATATAACCGAATTTAAGAAGTTCACTCCGGAGGACATTATACATCAACTCCCCTCCTGACAGGGCCGTCGCGCCTCCAAAAAACCACATTGCTCCAACCATTCTCCCAATCATTGCAGGGTCTTTACTACGCAGTATATTCTTGTAAAGTGCAGCTAGATTAACCGGCCACTGCTTGAACTGCCCCATACTCCTACGGAGAGTCCCCCCGACAAATGCCTGTGCTTTACCTTCGGCTCGAAGCCGGAATTGAGTCACGTCCGTGGCGGCACGGGCATAATCTCTCGACATTTGAATCAAATTCCGACCAGGAACATCCTTCACGAAAGTCTTCACAACACTATTCGGCTTAAATCCAGGTTCAAGTGCCTGAAGTCGAAAAGTGTGATAGCTCACGGTCTTGCGAAAATAATCTGCATACTTCGACCCTGCTTGCCAGAGACGCAGGAATTTCCCTGACGCCGTCGGTTTTATCTCATCCAAGGCCCCAATAAACTCCGAATCTCTCTCTATAACCCCCTGAGCCATTGCCTCTAAAACGGCCAATTTAGGCTTGGCCAAGAAATATGACAAGCCTTTCACCAAAGCTTTCGTCCCAGACACGGGCCACGTCGTCATTCCCGTATGAGTCATCAAGACAAGAGGAAATCGAATCGGCGTCAAGCCAAGTTTGAGAAAATTTGTCAACTGCATTAACGAACCAACAAATCTCCTCACCTCTTTGACTGACACTCTCGTTGCCCGTCCCGCCTTTTCATTGACTGCATTAATGAACGCAACAAGCCCACTATCTTCTCTAAACCCCCTTACTCCACGAAGGTTGTTGATGAAATTGACATTATAATCTCTTACCGAAGGCGGTAGTTGATTCTTGACTTTATCGAATTCACTCAGGACTTGATCAAAAAACCTCTTAGACACAATTCCATCTATATAACGTCCCGCGATTGTCGGAATATCTTTGTCGACCAAAATCTCGGCCGCTCCAGGGTGGTCTTTTATATTCATTGGTCCAAAGAACTGCTTCTTTGGAACCACATCGCGGGCGGGAAGACTCTTTATTTTCTGTTGCGCGAGTTGAACCTCAATTTCGGTCAATCTCTTAATCCGTTCTTGGCGAAGGGCCTGACCCGCTGGATCGGCATATCCAGTCTCCTTTGCTATCCGATCAACCTGAGCTATTTGATCAAGTAACTCCGCACGCTCATTTGCTATAGGCTGATGGGTAATATATCCGTCAATAAACTCATTCCTGAAGTCATGGCTTTCGTCGAAATTCAACATTCCTTCAAGTCGCTTGGCTGCAGTAAACTCATTCGCCAACGGATTCTTGACCACCCCTCTTTGCCCTAGTTGGATGAGTTTAATCCTCATCCACTGTTTCGGACTATCTTCCAATCCGAGGTCTCTCAAAATTGCTGGAGCTTTTCTGTCGATTCCTGTAATATACTCATAAGCCCTATCGTAGATTTGTTCGCGAAGTTGAACTGCCGCCTTTGCCGTTTTCTCGTCAAGCCCCGTAATTGTCTGTGTGAGAGTCCCGTCTGGCATCCGGCGCAACCCTTCAACTGCCTCCCACAAATTGTCGTAATTATTGTCCTTCGCCCCATAATCCCTCAATATCTTTCCAAGACGTTTGTTGAATAACTCCGTGACCCGAACCCTCTCATTTGCCAATTCATTGACTCTTGAAATAAACTGAAGATGTGCGGGGTGGTCTGAAACATCATACGGGGGCCGAAATTGATTACCGAATTTAATTCCATATCTCGACATCTGGTCGAGAAGGTCTTTCACTGCTGGATCGAGAACTTTATCAGGTGCAGTCCATGTACCTAAAGGTAGAGACCGTGATTCATTGTCGAAAAGATCCATATCTTCCGGTGTCAACTCAGGAGCTTTTCGAGCAAAATACTCTGTCGACGAAATACCCTTCAACTGGTTGACCTTACGTACTACATAAGGTCTCATGACTCTGCGACTTTGAACTATAGACTCCAAAAATACCCGATCTTTAACCTCATCAGGCAGTTTGCTCACCACCCGTTGTAATTCCCGATGAGACATGAAGAAATCTTGTAGACTCAAAGCCCTCACTTCTGCTTGGAATTCCGACTTAGCAACCTCAAGAGGTTCTTCACTAGTCATATCAGGCACATGAAAAGTACGCCTCAAACCTCTTGCATGAGCCCAAAACTGAGCCACGTGTGTAAGTTCATGTTCGAGAGTCGTGGCCATATACTCGCGACCTTCGGTCTTTGGGTCGAAACCTAACTTTCTTGCAATAACTTCCCCTTTTGGAGAAGTAGGAAAGAAAGCAGGATTGAACTCAAGAATTGCCCTTCCCTGATGAACATAAGTGCGGGCAATAGAGTTTACATCATCTCCTACAAACAGTCGAACTTTTACTTCACCAATAAGATCCATCAGTCTCGGGAAGCGATCAGTAAAGGTTTGTAGAACCGCATGAAGGTCTGGAAATTCCTGTCTGAAAGATGCGCTCGACTGTCCCTCGATCATACCACCTTCCGGACTTTCCCAAGAAAACGTCTGAATCATTGGGAGAAGTAATTTCTTACCCCCAGCCCGCAACATTTCAAAAGGTGACATCTCGTGAGCTTTTATTGCCGTAGTCAGGTCCTTAACATTATCAAACCCAAAGTCTCTCGCGACTTCTTCGAGAGTTCGAACTCCGAAAGGAAGTTCTTGCTGTTTTGACATCACCTCTGGTGATATTTTTCGGGCAAAGATTGATTTTGGAGGTTGTGACTTTTGTACCTCAAGTGACAGTCCTTTAGACAATCCCTTTGTTGGTTGAGACTCAAAGCCCTTGAAATCGAGGATTATATCATTTCGTGGGTCTTTTGACCTCAAGATGACCGAATCATAACCCTTTCTCTTCGCAAATCTCCCCAACACTTCTCGAGCTATTTCATTGGGTGTTTCTGATTGGTCATATAAATTGAGTAAATTTGGCGAGTTGGGAAAGACCTGCTCTAAAGCATCTCGGTATGGAGTGTCATGTACATTAAGAACCATGGGATTCTGTACATCAACTGCCCCAGGAGTACCTAGTTCCGCGTGAGGAGAGTCAGCGTTGACATAAACCCGCCCCCGATTTTCTTGTAATAAAACAGTCTTAGTACCGGAGAAGGGCTGACCCGTTCTTACATGTTGAGTACCTACAAATTGCCCTTCCTCAGGTTTAATAATCGGAGTCGACTTTCCTCTCAAAACATTCATTGCCGCTTCGAGAGTTTCGCTCGCCGATGTAGGTGTTGGACCTAAAATAGTTCTTTGAGCCCTTTCTAATAAGTCACTTGGTGAAGTGGTCTCAGGCTCTGATTCGGGCTCAGGTCGTGTACCAATTTGAGGCTCTGCATCCAAGTTTGTCGTTGGTTCATCAACAAGACCTTTTTCAGGTAATTCTGGGACTTCATATGAAGGTCTACCCAAGATTGATTGAGGAGTAACGTCAGAAATGTCAACCTCTGGAAAGCGAATCGACGGAAGGCTCTCTCCAATCTTAGCCCCAAGTCTTGCAGCATAATGACCCGCAAGACCTAAAGCAGTCTCAATTACTGGAGGTAAAAATGCTCCACCTAAAGCACCACCCGTGACTCCACGTAAAGTCCCAGTATCAACTCCTCCAAGTATTCCACCTGCCACAGCCCTTCTTAACATAGGCGAGACTGCAAGCTGTGGGACAGCAGTAAGGGCTTCTTCAGTTAAACCAAAAGGTAAAGCCGAACCAAGTATCTCACCTAGACCTTCGACGTAGGGAGTGGTTTCAGTCTCGGATTCAGCAAAAGACCTTGCCCTCTCCGATAACATTGGTTGGTCTGGAGAAAACCCTTCTTCAAACCCTCTTCCAGGTGTGAAGGCTAACTCTTCACCCATCGTAAGTCCACGACGAAGGGGCGTTCCGATCGTGGGAAATTCTCGTTCAAGAAGTCGGGCTCCGGCCTCTAGAGGACCCAAGGTCCCAGTCAAAATCCCCGCACCTCCACGAGCGAGAATCGACTTACCACGAACTTTATTGAGACCTTCTTCTAAACCCGAAATGTTTTCTAACTCAGGGTCTTTTTCTTCATACGCCAAGTGAAGTCGGTCAAGGGCTTCATTACGACTAAGTCCTAGAGAGGATTGAAGACGGTCTACAGCTTCGTCAAAAGAAATCACTTAAATATCCCGCGAGGAAGTCCCGACTTAGAGGTCTCAGCCGGAGCCGAGGAGGTTGGTATGGACGTTAATAACTTTCTCAAATCTTCTTCTTTTGACGACGTTCCTATACCCATAGTGAGACGATCTATCTCGGCCTCGGTCTTCGAAATTAAATCATCAAAATACTTAGCCTGTTTTTCAGCTCCAGGCATGGTCTCATCAATCCGCCCTCTTGCATCCTGATACCGCAAGAGTCGTTGATTAAGACTAGCCAATCGTCCTTGAATCGCACTCCTCACAGGGGCAGATTCAAACTGAGACTCTCGACGACTTTCTGCCTCATTACGTAAATCAAGTAATTGTTGAGCACGTTCAACCGCTCCTCTATTTTGCGCGTCACGTATTTGGAGTGCCAATTCCTGATTCGCCAATTTTTGTTGCTGAATGTCATTTGACATCAACATCTGTCGAAGTTTCAAGTCCTGAGCGGTCATTGCCAATTCGCCCGTCCCGCGGACGTCGGTCGGAATGGCCTTCCCCAATTCTGGTGCACCCAAAGCCGTGGCTACATCTTGGCCAGCTTTGCCTCCAAATCTAGTCGAGAAATCCTGAATGGCTCGCAAAGTCTCTAGAGCCTCTTGTCGACTCTGCTGATCTCGTATAGTCTTTGCAAGACTCATACGGTCTCGTAGTTCTGGACTTACGTCTTGGAATTTCGAACGTAGACCTATTCCCTGTAAGAGAGATCCAATTGGACCTCCTGAAGGTGTTGGTATTGCAGTAGGTTCTTGCCCAGTTTGAAGATAATGAATAATTGCGTCGATCTGTGGACCTCGAGTATCAATGCCAACATCGGGTCTGAAAATGTCAGACGAATACCCTGACCCAGGTGACCTAAGACTTTCATTCAACAACGATCCAAGAAAATCTGTGGGCATTGTTCTAAACACC